CACCGCTTAGTTTGCTTTGAAGCCTTACTTGCTCTTGAAGCAACTTGTTTAGTTGAGCTTGTAACTCAACTTGTTTCCCTAGATCTTGCGACACGCCGCCTCCGAAAAAAATTAACTGTTACAGTTAATTATTAAGTACAGGAAAATGCTATAAATATATAGATTAAAAAGGCCAGGCCAATCCGGTTGTATCAAGAAATTTTTTAGAAGCTAATTTTTTTTCAATCAAAATACTCTTCACTTCGTCTAAGCTGATAGACTCTGAGCATAGTGCTTCATATAATTTTTTTGAACTAGAAAGGGCACTAGCAGTGGCGTTTGCAACTTCTCTATCGCCGTTAATCTTAAATTCTAAACCTTCTCCTATGACGTACTTAGCGCAGTCCGAAAAAAAGTATTTCCATTGTATTTCTTTTAGCATATTATTAACTATGTAAATCTTCTCAATTTTGCAGGAACTTGTGCACGATTTCTGCCTAATAGTGCCCTTGTTTGTGGATCGTTTTGATGAGCTGCCCTTGTTTGGGCTCCTTCACCGCCATTCCTCTTGTTTGTTTCGACTATTTCTTTATTTATTCTCTCTAAAAACCAAAGTCGTTGCCAAACAGGTAGTAAGTAGGCTTCCCTATAGGAAAACCCCATATAGTATATTAAAAGAAATATTTGGTTTAAAAAGACCTCTTTATAATCAGGCGTCAGGCCAAAAAAACGAAGCTCCCAGAGGGAGCTTTACCTCCGAGGTTTCGGTGCAATGAATACACTCTAACCAACCAGATAAATCAATACCGGGCTCATTTTTATCTAAATGCCTTCTTAGAGCTAAAGAATCTCTAGCTGGCATATTCCTAACAAACATATTAATCTTAGAACGATCAGATATTCCATTAACAGAAACAATAGAATACTCAAGTCTTTGAGTTACCATGTTATCCCCGGAAATACCTCTCTTTTTTCTACGTTCGGAAATTGTCATAATTTCCTTTTCATCTTCGCCAGTTAGAAATTTAAATTTAATAGGAAGACCTGTTGACGGTAATTTGAATTCAAAAACGTTAGCTCCAATTGAGATAGGATTAAGATCTAAGGTGCTAATAGGCATTTCGGTTAAATCAAATGCTTGCTTAGATCTTTCGCCGCATGCAGGACAATCTACTTCGACGTTATATTCCGGTCCATAACCTGTTACTCTTAACGCTGTCATAATTGCATTTCGATCTCCGGATAAAAGTTTATCTGGATCTATAGATTTGTCTACTAAGCAAGACCTTAAAAGAGAAGTAATAACTGTACCTTTTTTAATCAACGCTCGAGATGTTAAGATATCTTCGTCTTTAGCTGTCATGGCTGTAATTTCGACTGTTTCTACTCCGTATACAGAGCTATCTACGTCATAGATTACGCCTTTGGATGGAAGTGGAACAGCTTCGATTGGAACATCAAAGCCAAAGTCCTCCCTCATTACGCTTTTCGTAGGTATTCCAGCGGTACTAGCATCGCCGAATAATTCTCTTCTCGCTTCTTTATTATCACTATTACTCATTTAAAAAACTTCTCCCCTGTTCTAGATTTAGAAAATTTATAAATTTTATAGTTTATAAACGCGGGAGTAAAATAAAAAAAGCCAAAAGAAAATCCCTCCTGGCTTTTTTAAATAGAATTAAAAGAAAATTTCTAAAATTCTAGTTTAGTACTGGAGTACGCAGTTATCAAAACGGATAGTCATTGATATTTCAGCTGGATCTTCCGAGCCATAATCTAAATCACCAAAACCGGCAGATGTTAAGAAACAACCCTTCATATCCCAAAGCTCTACAACAGTACCTACAGCATCTAAAAGCTTTAATTGGCAATCTCGTTTGTAGAAATCAGCATATCCGCCGCGGCCAGATACTGATTCGAAATGAGTACGTACCCATTCCATAACTTGCTGCGCTCCAGACGGAGCGATTGGGTCGTGTAAAGTGACACTCAAAGCATCAAATTTAGTTTTTCCAGCAATATACCGGGTTGAATTCATGAATGGGATTTCAACTTCTGCAGTGTTAATAGTTGGTCTTGCTGCTGTTTTAATAAGATATGCATCGATACCCTCAATCGCAAAGACCCATCTAAACTTTCGTTTTGGTTCAAATTTGTTTGGTAACATGCTTGAGACGTTTAATGTTTCGGCCATGGTTTTCTCCTAATCTCCTTTTAAATATACTCTATATTAGATTTCTGCACCAGCATTTGTGATAACAAAGTCAAGTGAAATAAATTCAACAGAACGGGTAGGTTGCAAGAATATCTTACCACGCAATGTGTTGTTCTCTACGTCCGTCTGTGTAGTTGTTGTTGCGTCAATCTTCACTAAGAATCTATCGACACCCTGCTGTTGCTGAATCTGTCTTAAAATTGGATTCACCTGAGCAGAAAACCTCGCGAGGGTAGATTCCCTGTTTGGTTCAAAAATGAAGCTGTTTGCTACTTTTCTAACTCTTCTACGTAACTCAATAAGTAATCTACGAACATTAACTCTGTCCAGAGAACTTTGAGTTCTAAGTAATGTTTTTTGACCAAAAACTACTACCCCTTCTGTATGTGGGAATGAAGTAAGCGGGTTAATATCAACATCATATAGAGAATCCAAATTATCTCTGTTTAACTTAACTTGTGTTTCAGTTACATTGACCATTGCGCCTCTTGTAAAACCAGCTGGAGCAAACCAAGGATGTGCCAGTTGATCGTTAAGAGCGAAAGCCCCCAACACAGGAACCGAAGGCGGCACTTGGATGTTTTGCCCTGTTGATGGATCATTTAAGATAACATCTGGAAAATATGTAGCTGCGAAGCTTGTATCTAGAACTCGGTTGTTAAAACGAGTAACTGTATTTGATACGCTAACTTTCTGTGCTGAACCTGTTACTACTGTATTTTCTGAATCATATACAATTGCATCCATGATATACATCGCATCAAATCTAGATTCTACAGCGTCTATAGCTTTATCAGTTATTAGAGTTTGTCTAATTCCAGGAATTGCGAGTAATTGGATATCAACATCAGATCTCTCAGTTAAGACATCAATTGCTTTCATGTAAGTTGCTGCTGTAGCTCCGGCTTTACCACCTTGATTAGCTACATCAACAACTTCTCTCATAACCGCAACATCTGACAAAGCTGCCTTTTCTTTATCGAAAACTTCAGTACCATCAAAACCGCCAGCAACAAAAACATTGAACTTGAGATACCTTCTAACTGAACCTAAATCTAAGTCGGTAGTGGTGTTTAAGAACCTCGTCTTACTAGAAGCGGTGTTTCCATCAGCATCTAATATACTACTGTCTAGAACGCCTGTTCTCCTATACTCAGCTGCGGCCCATTGTGCGGAGTCTGGAACATCTGCTGCGGTTGTTACAACTTGAATATTTTCAAGGGTAAATTTATTATTATTGTAAGTATCTGCCGCAGAAGATCCTGTCCGGTGAGATATCAAAGACAAACTAGCTTGATCAAAATCCGGGAAGTACTTAGTCCAAGTGTTAGCGGAAGCTAAAGGTTGGCTATTTTTATTTGGTTCGTGATAAAGATCATCAACTTCAAATTGGATACCCCAGTTTAACGAAGAAGCTACCCTCTTCTTTGGAACTTCTCCTACCGCTAAGTTTCTTCTAAGCGGTAATGGAGGTGCAACTATTTTTTCGTGTGCTAGTCCTGCTGCGTCTACAATCGTTGAGTCAACTGCAGCGAAAGTTACCGAGTTGTCTATATTAAGTTTTTGTGGTCCGCGGAACCCAAATGGAAGTGCGGAAGCATCCATTTTGCCATTTTCTACAGAATCGGCCATTTCCACTCTAATATATTTAGAGTTGTTTTCAAATCTGCCCGAAAGCGAAAGTTTTTGGCTACCAGCTCGTTTATCAAAATCATAAAATAATCTTTGATCACCTATGATTCGAGCAATATACCTCTCCGAGTTAGGGTTCAAGCTTAGCGAAGGAAACTTCTCTAAAACAACCTGTTCTCTATCGTTATCACTAAATCGTCTCACCATCAAATCGAAAGAACCATATCTGTTCTTATCCGATTGCGATCTTTTCAAGTTTTCAATAGAAACCTTATAGACCTCATTTCCTTGTGCGCCGTCGTCTAAAGAGTGAACCCTAAATAGCGGTTCATTATTTCCACCAAACTTTTGTGAAATCAAAGTTGGTGAAACAGCAGCTCTAAATCTATCGGAAAAGTTTTCCGTATTCGGCTTTGTAGCTGTACCTGCATTTCTGTTACCGCTCGATGGTAGCAACATTGCAATATCATTTCCACTTTTGCCAGTAGAAGTTAGATATGGGTTCGTTGTGTTCATCGGAGATGCATATGTGCTAAATACGTCGTAATGAGCATATAAATAGTGACCTGATTCCTGAATGGCTGTTGGGTCTGTATTAAAAATATTTGCTATGTAATTTGAAGCTTGCGGATCAAAAGAAGCGGTGACTGCGTTAGGATGCGAAGTTGTGCTCTTGTGACCGTTAAGAATCATTACAAATTCTTGCTTGCCGTTTGTTAAGTCAACTTTACCAAGAGGTGATCCACCGTTCTCGATTCCAGAGATTGTTGGGTTATCTTCGAAAGGTGCAGTTGATCCAGCCAATTGTATAACAGTATTTGCGCCACCCTCAAAGTGAGAATCAACTGTAGCTTCTGCGGCCGTCATGGTTGTTTGTATTTCGGTATCGCCGGCAGATCCGCCTACAACTTGAGATAAGGTAACCATAGAACCAGAGGCGTGTGCAAATATTTTGCCAGCATGGCCGGTGGCTGCGTTAACAGCTCTTGCGAAATCAGTCGCCGCAACTGAGGCCCCGCCAACATCGCCTCTCTTAAAGTCCAAGCCATCTTCGTTGCCATTATTAACAGCGACGTAAGTTCGAGGAGTAGCTCCATCTGTTATTATAATATTATGTGCAGCAGTAACTGCTCCCAAGAAATTAATCTTTGCTTTAGCATTTGGTTTAGTTCCAATTTGTCCAACTGGAACGTTATTGCTAATTGCCGCCCGAGAAGCAACAAGCGATGGAACAACTCCAGAAGGATACATCATTACACCGCGTAAGACGTTTGCGTATCTTATGCCAGTTGCTGAATCCGCTAAACCCGATCCTGCTTCAGTAAAGATGTTTTCACCTTTACCGCTAGTAAAAGTTGCAGGGACTGTTGAATTTGCAATGGTAGCTGTTATTGCTCTATTGCCAGAACGCCCAGGTTGATCCTGAGTGATGGTGAAATCTCCAACAGCGTCGTTATTATCGGTATGTGCTACCGAAAGTTTGCCATTGTGACCTGAGGCTCCTTCAATAGCAGTTTTTAGTGCTGCATATGTAGCATCAGCGTCATCACCTGATATTGTCACCGAAACATTTCCTGCTGTGATGGTGGTGTCGGTGTCAAACTCGTATGTCTTGGAAGTGCCATCAGTAGAAACCAAAGTGATAGTGTCAGCATCAGATGGTTGACCAGTATAACTGATCTTTGCCGTTGCTGAAGACGTTGCGACTTCTTTCATTAGAACACTAAGGAAGTGCGTTCGACCCTCTCCGCCATGGCCGTCTTCGCCATTTCGAAATGCGTTAACTGTAGCTGCTGTGGTTATCACGCCACCATTAACTGTTACTGCAGGTGGCAAAGCTGCTCCAGCCGCGCCATTAACAATTTGGGTATTTCCAGCTCGACCACCGTCACGTTGCGTTAAAGTCATCGCTTGAGCAGAATTAGCAGCTGCTCCAGGCAGTCCTGAAATTACGATCGAGCCGTTGTGACCATTTTCGGATTCAATAGCTGCCTTGAGTTGTACTAGAAAAGAGTGGGCAGTAACTGCGGTAGGATCGGTGGACATACCTACTTTTATTAATCCGCCATCGAGGTCGCCAGTATTACCTACAGCTGCTGCGACTACTTTATACGTCTTAGATACGCCCAGGCCGTCTGTAATGGTTATTGTATCATTTGCCGTGATAGTGTGGTTAGTCGCATCGCCAACAGCAACACCTATTGCGGCAGTAGCTTGAATCGCTCCACGTTCTGCGCCAGTATATATATTGGATCCAACGGTTCCCGTATTCGGGTTAACCTGTTCTTCACCAACGATAAATCCGGCATTCTTGACAGAACCAGCTGGAATCGTCTTACCTTTTGAGTTAGTACCTGCTGCTTGAAGGCGAGCTTTGCCGTCTCCGACTCCAAGAACCTTAAGATAGAGACCCGCTCTTGCGTTTGATAGCCACTCCCTTAAAGCCATAGGGCCAAATTTATCTGGGCCGACTCCTCCAAA